GAAGAAGATGATTTTAGATCTAATGGTGGTGTTATGAACCACGAAACCCTCGAAAGCATCTCGAAAAGAAAGAAACCGTTTACCGTAGATTATACTGGTTTTGGATGGACTCTGATTAAGAAGGGCGTATTTGAACACGATGAAATGAAGTATCCTTGGTTTGCACCAAAGATGCAAGTCTTTGAATCTGGTGAAGTACAAGATATGTGTGGAGAAGATGTTTCCTTCTGCTTAGATGCAAAAGAAGCAGGCTTTGAGATCTGGTGTGATCCTCGTGTTCGTGTTGGGCATGAAAAACAAAGAGTTATATAACATCTATGAGGGTGATAGACTTCTCTTTGAGAATCTCACTCAAGATGAGTACTTTAGTGCTATGGAGGATCTTGCATATGAATTTTATGACAATGGTTCTCATAACCCACAAAATATAAGAACTGAAATTAAGCAAGTTTAATTATGGCAAAAATGAAAAAAAGTCTTCTAGGAACCTTGTTTGTAGAAGCAATACCGAAAAAGTCTCGACAAGGCAACGGCAAACATACAAAATACTCCGCTTCGTCTCGAAATAAAGCACCTAAACGGTATAGAGGGCAAGGAAAATAAACCAAAAGTGGCTCGGATCAATTGATTCGGGTCTTTTTTTGTCTAACCTCTATAAATAAGTGAAGATAATACTAAATATACCATTTAGATGGCAGTCAAACGTACATCACAAGCATTTAAAGATATAAGTTTTTCCTTTAAACCACATCCTGTGACGAAGGATTTGCTTACTTTAACTAATGAACGTGCCATTATAAGGTCTGTTAGAAATTTAGTTGAAACTATTCCAACTGAAAGGTTTTTTAATTCATCAATCGGTACTGATATTCGTGCAAGTTTATTTGAAAACTTCTATCCAACACTTATGACTGTGATAAAAGATCAAATTATAGAAACAGTTACACGATTTGAACCTAGAGTGAATAATTTAAATGTTCAATTAAATCCAACCCCTGATGCAAATGCATTTGAAGTTACTTTATTATTTGATATTGTTGGATTAGAACGACCAACTCAAGAATTTTCCTTCCTTTTAGAACCAACAAGATAGTAATATGCCTTTTACTCAATTTACAAGTTTAGATTTTGATCAGATTAAAGCTCAAATAAGAGATCATCTTCGTTCAAACAGCAATTTTACTGATTTTGACTTTGAAGGTTCTAACTTTTCAATACTGATTGATACTTTAGCATATAATACCTATATTAATGCTTTTAATGCCAACCTAATTGCGAACGAATCCTTCCTTGATTCTGCTTCAATTCGGGAAAATGTGGTTTCATTGGCAAGAAATATTGGTTATGTACCACGTTCTAAGAGTGCTGCAACCGCATCAGTGCATTTTACAGTAAATACTGACTCACAAAAGCAATTATTACACTTAAAACCAGGTTTAGTTTGTGTTGGTGGTGGATCTAATAGCAATTTTAGGTTCTCAAGAACACAATCTATGTCTGTTCCTATTGTAAATGGGGTTGCAACCTTCGGTTCTGCAGAATCACCTATCGAAGTTTTACAAGGATCTGTACTTAGTACGCAATTTATAGCAGATAATACTACAGATCAACGATTTATACTTGGAAATCCCAATGTTGATGCCTCTACTATCAAAGTTTTTGTAAAAGGAGTAGGTGATACAGGTCTTGGAAGGGAATTTTCCATGATTGACAACATTCTGAAGATTAATAAAGACTCAGAAATCTTCTTTGTACAGGAAGTTCAAGATGAAAAGTATGAAATTATGTTTGGTGATGGTTATTTTGGTAAAAAATTAGAAAATAACTCTATTGTAAGCATAAGATACATCGTTACAGATGGTGAAAATGGTAATGGTGCTTCTATATTTGATTTTCAGGGTGTATTTACTGATAGAGATCCAGGTGATGTGAATGCACAAACAGTAATTCCAACTGATGGAGTCACTGTAAACGTTGTGAATGGTGCTTCAAACGGTGCTGAGATGGAAGATGTCTCTTCTATTAAGTATTTTGCACCTAGATTATATTCTTCACAATACAGAGCAGTTACACCAAGGGATTATGAGGCAATAATTCAATCAATTTATCCAAAAACTGAATCTGTTGCTGTTGTTGGAGGTGAAGAACTCACTCCACCTAAATTTGGGCAAGTTCAGATCAGTATTAAACCAAAAAATGGTACATTTGTCTCTGATTTTGATAAACAGCAGATAAAAAACAAGTTAAAGAGCTATGCTATTGCTGGAATTAACTCAGAAATCGTAGATTTGAAGGTTTTATACGTTGAAATTGATTCAACCATCTATTATAACACATCTCAGGTCTCAAATAGCGAACATTTGAAGACAAAAATTTCAGATTCTCTTACAGAGTATGCAAATACTGTTGATATTAACAAATTTGGTGGTAGATTCAAATATAGTAAGATTTTGCAGTTGATTGACCGTGTTGACAACGCAATTACTTCAAATATTACTAAAGTTAAGATCAGAAGAGATTTAAAAGTCTTAATTGATACATTTGCACAGTATGAATTGTGTTTTGGTAATAAATTTCACATTAATCCTGAAGGATTTAACATTAAAAGTACTGGATTTACTGTTTCTGGTTTAAATGATATTGTATATTTGACTGACATACCAAATAAGAAGGAAGATGGAACTCTAGATGGTAGTGGAAAGGGTATTTTAAGTGTGATTGCGAAAAATCAAAAGGATGAATTGAGAGTTATTGCAAAATCTGCAGGAACAGTTGATTATAATAAAGGTGAAGTTATTTTAAATACATTAAATATAACATCAACATCATCACCAAACAATTTAATAGAAGTACAAGCTTTTCCAGATTCTAATGATATTATTGGGTTAAAAGACCTATATCTTACATTTGACGTTTCTAATAGTGCCATAAATATGGTTAAAGATGTAATTGCTTCTGGAGAAGATGTTTCAGGCGTTGTATTCTCAAGAGATTATTACACATCAAGTTACTCTAACGGAAACCTAGAAAGAAAATAAATGAGCATAGGTATTGATAAAAGAATTCAAGTAAATACAATCTTAGAGAGTCAGTTACCTGAATTCCTAAGATCGGATTTTCCACTTGCTGGTGATTTTCTAAAGCAATATTACTTATCACAGGAATTTCAAGGTGGTGTTACTGATTTAATTGATAATTTAGATCAGTATCTTAAGGTAGATAATTTAGTTCCAGAAGTTATATTTGGATCTACTGTAACGGAATCTGCTCTTGACATAACATCAGATACACTTACAGTTGCATCAACTAAAGGATTTCCTGATACTTATGGTCTTTTAAAGATTGGTAATGAGATATTAACATATACATCAAAAACATCTACGACATTTATAGGTCTTATTCGTGGATTTAGTGGAATAACTGGATATGATGTTGGAATATCAACATCTTTAGATAATGTTAATAAACAAGGTTTAATATTTGAAGAAACAAAGGCAGAATCTCATTCTTCTGGTTCAACTGTCACTAATTTAAGTGTACTTTTCATACAAAAATTCTATAAGAAACTAAAGAAAACTTTCTTACCAGGATTAGAAGATAATGATTTTGTTAATGGTCTTGATGTTGGAAACTTTATTAAGAATGCAAGATCATTCTATCAGTCAAAAGGTATTGAAGAATCAATAAAAATATTATTAAAAGTTCTATTTGGTGAAGAATCTATAGTTTTAGATTTAGAAGAACGTTTAGTCAAACCATCTAGCTCTGAATTTATAAGAAGAGAAGTTATAATTGCTGAACCTATAACGGGAGATCCTTCAAAATTAGTAGGACAAACCATTACAAAATCAACCGATTTGGCAACTAGTGGTTCTGTTTCTGAAGTTGAGATATTAACTAGGGACAATAAAGTATATTACAAGATTTCTCTCTTTGTTGGATTTAATGATAGAGATTTAATTCAAGGAATATTTACTATTCCTGGTAAAACTAAGGTTTTAGAGACTACATCAGTAGGTGAACAGGTACTTTCTGTTGATTCAACAGTTGGATTTGCTAAAAGTGGATATGTTTTATGTGGTATAAACTCAATAACATATACTTCAAAATCAGTTAATCAATTCTTTGGATGTTCTGGTATAGTTGAAGAAATTTCTCCAGGATCTGATGCTAGAGCAGATGAAGTAATTTTTGGTTATGAAGATGGTGATTTAACAAAGAGAGTTGATTTAAGAATTACTGGAGTTTTATCAGAGTTTAAAACAGTTTCTGATATAGCACTTGTTCAAACTGGAGAAAAGATATACGTTAAGAATGTAGGTGAATCTATTGATAATCCAAGTTTTGATAAAACATATAAGCAAATATTTTCCAATTCTTGGATATACAATACAAGTTGTAGATATAAAGTCGAAGAAATTGTTGGATCTACCTTTAGATTGAGTAGTCTTGTTGATAAGTCTAGCTTAAAAAAAGGTGATAGAGTAGAAATTTTACAGAGAAATAGTGAAACAGTTATAATTCCTTTTGCAGAAGTTACAAGCGTTGGTGTTAATAATAATGAAATTGAATTATCTGGTATATCTGCATTTACGCCTTCTATAGGATTGTATTATGATATAAGAAGAAAGTTAAGTAAAGCATCTGCAGTTGCTGTTGAAATAGAAGAAGGTAATTCAAAAATATTAGCAGATGTATCTAATGTTTATGTTGATGATGATAAAGATGCATATGTTGCTTCAAACTCATTACCAAGTTATACATTAGGACCAGATGTTAAAATTTCTACCATAGGAATATCTTCTGCACTACCTAATCTTAAGGATTATAATAACGATACTAAAGATTGGGGGATCATTGAGTTCCCTAGTGCTGATTTTAGATTAATTACAGGTGATGCAGTTGTATATACCTCAGAAAACCCCCTAGAAGGGTTGCAGAACGGTGAAACCTATTATCTTGAAAAACTGGTAATGCCAGCAAATGTGGGTATTACAAGCGTTAGACTGTACAGTTCACGTAGTTTGATATTTACTCCAGAAAATTGCACAAGAGTAGGTTCACAATCTATTGTGGCATCACATACTCTAACCAAATTAAGTCATTTTGGTAAGGATTTATCTGCAAATAAAACTTTAAGAAAATTCCCATTACAGCAAAATTTATATGTTGCTGGAACTGATGAAACTCCATTAAATGACATTGGAATGTTAATTGATGGTACTCAGGTTCAAACACCAATTTCAGACGATTACATTTATTATGGTCCTCTTGATTCTGTAGATGTATACAATTCTGGTGATGGATATGATGTAATAAATCCCCCAAAACTTGTATTGGATAGTAGTTTTGGTGGTGGAGTAGATGCATTAATTGAACCAGTAATTGAAGGTAATGTTAAAGAGGTTTTTGTAGATCCTCACGAGTTTGATATTGAAGAAGTAAAAGCAATAACCTTGACTGGTGGAAATGGAACTGGATGTATTCTAGAACCAACTATTGGTATTAGGTTTAGAGAGATAGAATTTGATACTAGAGATATTTTCTTCTCTGGTGGAGTGTCAATTGAAGATGAGACAATATCATTTAAAACTGATCACTTCTTAGCACCAGGCGAAACAATCTTCTACAATAGTAATGGAAATTCTGAATTAGGTATTGGACCATTTAAAGATAATAGTAATACTGCTACAGGAACATTAGCAACAGGTGCTCCATACAATGTTAGAATTATTAACTCTAGAACAGTCCAGTTACATAATTCAAGAGAGGAAGCACTAGCTGGTATTAATACTATTGGAATTTCTACTGCTACTACAGCATCTGGTATTCATAAATTTAGAACAGTATCTAAGAAAACTTTACAATCTGTCAATGTAGTTAATTCTGGTTCTGGATATCAATACAGAAAATTACACGTAAAAGCATCAGATATTTCACCTGAGTATGCAAAAATAAACTTTAAAGGTCACGGTTTTACAGACGGTGATGTAGTTGAGTATACAACAGAAGGAACTCAAATTGGTGGATTAATTAAATCTACAGGTATAACTACAACTACAAATTTCTATCAAATATTAAAAGTTGATAATGATTCTTTCAGATTAGCAGATGCTGGTATTGGAACACAAAGAACCGAATTAAATTATCAAAGACGTAATTATATTGAGTTAGAATCCCAAGGAACAGGATATCAAACATTTAAATATCCAGATATTGAAGTAAATTGTCAAGTTTCATTTGGATCAACAGTTACAGGAACATTTAATTTTACACCAATTATTACTGGTAGTATTGTTCATACTTACCTTTATGAAAAGGGAAGTAAATATGGAAGTATTATATTAAATCATCAAAGAAGTCCTAAAGTAGAAATTAAGAATGGTAAAAATGGTGTAGTTAAGGCATCTGTTGTAGGTACTAAGATTGTCGATGTTCATGTTCTAAACAGAGGATCTGAATATAATTCACCACCAGAAATAAAAATAGAGTCTGTAGGAATGACTACTACAGGTGTTTTTGGTAATGGTGCTATATTAAAACCAGTTGTAGTTGATGGTAAATTAACTGATGTAAAAGTAATTAATGCAGGTATTGGTTATACTGCCGATAAACTTACTTTATCTGTTGTTCCTAGAGGAAGTAATGCATTATTTGAGCCAAGAGTTAGAAGACTAACAATTGATAATGGAAAGAGAGAAGGTAATTATTGTTTATCTTCAAATGGTAGTGATAATTTACACTTATCAGTTCACGGATATAGCTCAGATATATCAAATAGTTTTGGTGATGATGGTACAAATCATTCTCCAATTATTGGTTGGGCATATGATGGTAATCCAATTTACGGACCATATGCGTATACAGATACTAATAAGTTAGGTCCAACTGTTGGGATTGTAACTTCAGGATATAAACTAGACAAATCCAAGGTTGTAGACCGTCCAGTTCATTCAGAATTTGTAGAAGGATTTTTTGTTGAGGATTGGCAGTTTAACCCTGATGATGGCAACTTGGATGAGCATAATGGTAGATTCTGTAAGACTGATGAGTTTCCAAATGGTGTATATGCATACTTTGCTAGTGTTTCTGAAAGTAGTCAAACAAACACTATGGAACCCTCTTTCCCATATTTCATAGGAAAGACCTATAGATCACCTTTTATATCATCTAACACAACATTATCACAAGAATTTGATTTCAATAATTCTAATTTATCAAGAAATACTTTCCCATATAAGGTTGGTGATGCTTTAGCTGACAATGATTTCATTGTAGAATCTAATGAATTTTTAAGACAATTAACAACTGTTGAATCAGTAACTACAGGTGAGATTGATAGTTTACAGATCTTAGATGGTGGTATTGGATATAAAGTTGGTGATTTTACTAATTTTGATAATACAGGTACTAGTGGTACGGGTCTTAGAGGGCAAGTTAAATCTATAGCTGGTATTGGTGTTTCTAGTATCACAACTCAATTAGAAAAGTATGAAAATTCTATATTTACTTGGAAAAATGGTGATGAAGTTGTTGCAACATTTAAACCTTTTATAGAGTTAAATGATAAGGATACAGTTTCTATTTCTGGTTTAAGTAGTTCAGTAACTCACTTAACAAATTCATTTAGTGTTGGTGTTACTACTCATCAAATTGGATTGGCAAAATCTATGACTGCCAATGCAATTGTTCAAGGTAGAGTAGATGATCTTTACGTGAATATTATCCCAAATACGGTTTCTATAGGATCTACTTTAAGAATTGATGATGATGAACTAGTTAAAGTGTTAAACATCTATGATATTGGTTCTATATTGAGAGTAAGAAGATTTGGTGTAGGTGCTGCACATACTTATGGATCTAGAATTGATATTTTAAATCAACAAATTACTATACCCGTTAAAACAGATAGATTTGAATCTTCACTCAATGATGAAGCTTTCTTCAATGCTAGACAATCTGTGGGTGTTGGAACAACTGCTGGTGGTGGTATTACTGTTGATTATGTTGTAGGTGAAACAGTTACAGAAACCCCAATCCCCACTCGAACAATTTATATTCCAAATCATCCATTTAAGACTGGTCAGGAATTAACATTTACTAAGAAAGGCACTGCTTCTTCATTAGTTGTGGGTGATACTGATCAACCAACAAACTTGTTTAATATTCCAAACGTTACTACTGATGTATCAACTGTTTATGCTATTAATAAAGGCGAACATTATGTTGGTCTTGTAACACAAAGAGCTTCAATTGGTAGTACAAGTGAAGGTTTATTCTTCCACGGTAATGGTTCTGATGATTTTGAATATCATTTAGAAACTAATCACAAGCAAGTAACTGGTGATATTAATAAAATTACTTCAACTATAGTTACTAAGATTGGTGCAGCAGGTACTACAACACACGGATTAAGTAATGGTGATGTTGTTAATTTAAATGTTGTGCCAAATAATGTTGTTGGTCTTGGATCTACCGCAGCATTAGGATTAAAATACAATACAGAATTCCAAAAATTATTATTTAATGAAGTTGGATTTAGTTCTTCTGGAATTAATACTATAACATCTACAATAACAGTTCCTGATCATGGTTATGAAACTGGAGATAGACTTTTATATGAAGGTAAAACTTATAGTAATGATGATCCAGCAGATGGATTAAACAATTCTTGCTATTATGTTTATAAACTAAGTGGCGATACTTTTAGATTAGCAGAAACATTAAAAGATATAGAATCTACTCCATCTAGATTAGTTGGAATTACATCTACTGGTGGTTTATCACATACAATTTCATTAATCAATCCACAAGTTAAAGGAATAAAAAATGCTAAACTATCATTTAATGTTTCTGATAGTAGTTTAACTGGATACGATCTTAAATTCTTCTACGATCAAAACTTTAAGAATGAATTTATTAGTGCTCAAGATAGTAGTATATTCAATAGATCAGGAGTTGGAACTGTTGGTGTAGGCACAACATCTACAATATCAGTTTCGTTTACTGAATCTACACCATCATCATTATACTATGCAATTGAGAAAGGTGGATATATTAGCACTGCTGATCCATTAGTTCAGAATTACTCAGAGATTAAATTTGTTGATAGTGTTTACAGTGGAGATTATAAGATTTTTGGAATATCTTCAGATACTTTCAAAATTTCTCCAAGAGATATTCCTGAATTAATGTCATATCAGGAAGATGAATGCGAATTGATAGAATATTCAACAGAATCAAAAACAGTTTCTGGTCCTATTAATCATATAAGAATCATATCTAAAGGGTACGATTATAAGAGTATTCCTAAATTTAATTCTATTGTTAGTTTAGAAGGAAAAAATGCAAATGTTGTTGCACTATCAACATCTGTGGGTAGGATTCGTGATGTTAGAATTGTTGATATTGGATATGAATATCCCTCTGATAAGACTTTAAATCCAGAAGCATTTGTATCTCCAGTTCTTAGAATTGATAATGTAGATACTATTAAAGAAATTAGGGTAATTGATGGAGGTAATCAATACTTATCTTCTCCTGATGTAATTGTTTACGATCCACAAGATGATAAAATTGTAGATGAAACATCTACATTCTGTATTACACCTAATCAATCAATCTCATCAGTTCAAATTATTGCACCAATTCAAGGTTTGAATTCTGTAAATCATAGAATTATTACTGTTAATAACTCAAATGGTGTTGGTATTAACTCAATGGCAGGTAGTTCTTCTGGAATAGTTACTTGTACTCTAGAAACACCAATAGCAGGATTTGACGTACCACCATTTACGAGTGGGGATGAAGTGTTTGTTGAAGGTGTAGAACTCTTTGGTGAAGCTGGTATTGGTACACAAGGAAATGCTGGAGCATCTGGTATTGATACTGGTGGTACTGGATACAATTCTCAAAACTATCAGTTTAATTTCTTTAGAGTAGAAAAATTTACAAATTCAAATCCAGCAGTTTTAGAATACAGTATAGCTGGTTTGACAACAAATCCAGGTATTGCAAAAACATTCCAATCAGGATATGCAAGCATAATCAACAAATCAAACTATCCTATTTTTGATGTTGTTCAGGAAAGAGGTAAATTTACTATAAATGAACCTCTGTTTATTGAGCAGTCTGGTTCATTTATCCCTAAAGATTTAAAGGTTGTAGAATCTAGAGAAGATTTCATTAAAATAGATGGAACCTATAAAGTGAAGGTTGGTGATAGACTTAAGGGTTCTAATAGTAATGTTAGTGCAACAGTCACCTCTATTATTGGAAATCAAGCCAAATTTAAAGTAGATTATGCTAATAGGCAAGAATATGGTTGGGATGATAATATTGGTAAATTGAATGAAGATTTTCAAGTTCTTCCTAATAATGATTATTACCAAAATCTTTCATATTCTATTAAGAGTTCAGTTACTTGGGATAAACTAGTTGATCCTGTTAATAGGTTAGTTCACCCATCAGGACTTAAAAACTTTGCTGATGTAGGAATAACTACTAATGTTAATGTTGGATTGGGTACTACAGTTCAAGCAACACCAATAATTGTTGTTGATCTTTTAGCTGATAAGAGAGTTGATACTATTAATAATTTTGATCTTGCTAGAGATTTTGATGCTAGACCTGAAAATGATCCAACAAAATCTAAATTCATTACTTTTGATAATCTAAAACTAACTGATTTTACTAAGTGTAAAACAAATAGAGTTTTGATTCATGATGATATTAGTGGTAAATTCTCAAGTAAAGGATTCAAAGATCTATTCACTGAAATAGAAGAAGTTGAAAATAACTTTACTAAGTATCTCATTCAGATTGTAGATGCAGATACACAAGATGTTCAATTCAGTGAATTAGCAATATTAACCACAACACTTGATGCTTACATTGTAGAGAAAACATCAGACTTTTCAAAACATAAGTTAGGTGATTTTACAGCAACTTCAGATCTATTTGGAAGAAAAACTCTAGTATTTACTCCAACAGAGAAATATGAACGTGATCATGATATTAAAATATTAAAAACTGAGTTTGTAAGTAATGCCATTACTAGTGGAACAAAATCTATTGGTAGTATTGATTTAACTGGTACAAACGTAAAAGTTGCTATTGCTCAAACAGATTCCAATGATGACATTGTTGGATTTACTACAACAACAATCGCACAGTTCCCAGAGACTGATTTTAATGGATTATTTGGTGATTTTGTATTACAAGATGATATTACTAAAACAATTAATTTTGCTGAAGTAACTATTGATTTTGATGGAACAGATATTTACTATGCAGAAACATATGTAGATACTTTAAATTCTGGATATAGTGCATCTAGAGTTGGTGTTTTAACTGCTAGATATGATTCTGGAACCATATATCTGGAGTGTGAGAATCAAACAAAGAATGAGATTAATGTAAGTGCAAATATTGTTGGATTAGGAACTACAACTTCTGGTATATCAACATATCGTTATGCTGTACCTGGACAACCAGATGGTGCAGAAAGAAGTGCTAGATTAGAATCAATTTATCATACTGGCACATCAACTCCAATATTAGTTACTAGAATCGATAATAGAATTGATAGTACAGTTAAATCTATTGTTAGAACTCGTAATCAGAATAATGAATCTGCTGTACATCAAGTTGTTACATTACAAGATAGTGGTGATGTAACAACAATTCAATATCCATATCTTGGATCATCTAGTTCTGGAATAGGAACATTTGGATCTGTTACAGACGGTGACTTTGTAAATGTTAATTTCTATCCAGATACTGGAGAAACAACATTGATTGAGGTTCAATCGTTCAATACTGTATTCAATACAGTAAATGATTTTGTAAATACTCCAGATAAATTTGAAGTTGGACCATCTGCTAAAGAACTATTCTTATCTTCATATGACGGAATCAATGGAGATAGAGCAAATAAAGTTAATTTTGAAATAGAACACGAAGGAATTCCTGTATATCAGAAGACATTTAATCCAAATGATGTAAATCAGTTAAATTATGTAAGTGGGGAATTTACTATTCCAGATCATTTCTTTAATGATAATGAGGAATTAACTTATGCACCTGGATCTAGTTTTATTGGGGTTGGTGCTACACCAGTTTCCATAGGATCCACACTTAATAATGCTGGTATTGTTACTACACTATTACCTGAAAAGGTATATGTTAAGATTACTGATGAAAATAAGTTCAAGTTATACAGTAGAAAAGAATATATTAATACTGGTGTTGCAATAACATTTACTGGAGTTGGTGAAGGAAATGCACATACACTTGATATGACCAAGAAACTGTCTAAGACAGTTATTGGATTAGATGGAATTGTTCAACAACCAATTACATATACTACTATTGAACACTCACTTAGAGATGCTATTGGTGCAGGAACCTCTCAGTTTGTTCTTAGTGGAATCAGTTCAGTTCAGCCTAGAGATGTATTGAAGGTTCAGAATGAATATATGAAGGTTGAACAGGTTGGATTCTCCAGTTTACCTGAAGGAACAATCAATGATTCTAAAGACGTTGCTTTAGGAATATCCACTCTACCAGTGGTTAGAGTTAGAAGAGGATCTTTGGGTATAGGAGCAACTCCACATAGCGAAGGAATCGCTGCTAGGGTGCATAGAGGATCCTTTAATATTGTTGATAGTACTGTTTGGTTCTTAGATCCACCAAAGGGTAATAGTAGAGAGAGAAGAAATGATACTAATCTACCATATGTAAAGGCAGAGTTCTCTGGAAGAACCTTCTTAAGACAAAATTATGATACTAATATGGTATTTGATGATGTTTCTGATTCATTTACAGGAATTGGAAAAACATATACCGTGACTGTTGGTGGTGCTAATACAGAGACTGGTGTTGGTATTGGAAATGGTATTCTGTTCATTAATGGAGTATTCCAAACACCATTAACATTCAACAATGCTGGTAATAACTATGAATTTGATACTGATGCCGTAGCAGGTATTTCTAGCGTAGTATTTACAGGAATTACTTCTGAAAATGGAACTCCAATGCAATCGGAGTTTGATATTAACCAAAATCAATTACCAAGAGGTGGACTAATTGTTTCTATGGGTTCAACTCCTGGTCTTGGATATGCTCCTCTAGTTGGTGCATCAGTTAAGCCAAAATTAGAAGATAATACTAATTTATTTGCTGCTGGATCTATTACAGATATTGTAGGTATTGGAACCTCATCAAAATACAGTTTAGGTATTCAAACTGCTTCTTATGATAATAAGACAGGTATTATTACAGTAACCACTAATGAGGTTCATGGATATGCACTTGGATATCCAAAAACAGTTCATCTTAAGGATTTAGAATTTAAATGCCCAACTAAAGATGTTGGTACTCCCGTTACTGGTGGAACCGTATATGACCCATCAACTGGTGAATTAACAATAAAAATTGTTAATCACGGTCTTCAGGCTGGTGATGCTATTAAATTTAAGAAAGAATCATTAGTATTCAGTTGCACCTTTGGTAGTGGTGGAAGTAAATCTTATCCTAGAGAAACTGATCCTGCATTTGACAAGTATCTTTATATTGATACTATAACTCCAGATACTTTTAAGGTTAATGCTTTATTAGGAACTACACCTACAAATACAGATCCACATACATTTGTATCTGCAACTCCAAATGCTGTTCAAACTCTTAACTATGTTGGAGTTACAACTTCATATTTCCAAGATCATGAAAGAGCATTACCTGTAATAGGTATAGTTTCTGAGAGAACTTTTGAAGTTGAAGTAGGTTTAACTACTATTCCACACATTTATCACGGTGGTGGATATGCATATGAATTTTATAACGGATTGACATTTGGTTCTGGATATAGAAATCCTGTTTCTGTAAGTGTTACTGATATAGAATTTGAGCATAAATTTGTTTCTTCTGATCCTAATTCTATCACTGCAAATGGAACAACTAACTTCACACCAACAAATGTTGATTATATTTCATCCACTGGTGAATTAATTTTAACTTTAGGTAATAATCATGGTTTATCACAAGCAACCAAGCACGATATACAAGGTGCAATTTATAATCCATCAACTGGTGTAGTAACATTAACTGCTGGAGTATTGACAAATGGTCACGGATTCTCAAATGGAGATAGGGTTAAGATTGCTGATGAGTCATTAACATTTACTTGTACTATGGATGGTGGTGCTTCTCAGAAACTTTATCCAAGAGCATCGGATCCAATCAGTGGAAAATGGATACAGATTAGTAATGTAACTCAATTTACATTTGATATTAATGTTGGATCTTCACCTGGAGTATCATTTACACCAAGTAATGCACATTATGATCCAGTTACAGGTTTAATGGAATTGGTAATAGGTTCTCATACTCTAAGACCAGGTACAAGTATCAAACTTGCAGCCGAATCGGTTAAATTCTTCTGTGATGTAGATAACAACGCAGCAGAGAAAGCTTATCCTAGAGTTGGTGATCCTGCATATGATACTGCAGTTAAGATTGAGTCTGTTACTGATACATCTATTACAATTCAAACCCTATCTACAACACCATCAACTAATACATCAAAACATACTTTTGCTAGTGCAAACCCAAATGCAGTAACAACTGGTGGAAATTATTCTCATACATTTGTTACAAATCAAGAACGTGCAGAAGATGCACTTTCAAGAGCAATTGATACTATTACTATTGCTACAGGATCTTTGGTATTTACTTGTTCTAGAGATAATCATAACAGCAATCATCCATATCCAAGAACAACTGATCCTGCGGATGGAGTAATACTTGGTATTGAAGATTCTAAGACAAATACAATTTCAGTTAATGTTGGATCTGGTGGAGGTGGTGGAACTGGTGCTATTATCGAATCTAAGGTTGCGGTTAATAAGCATAAGTTTGAAAGTGCTGTTGTAAATGGTGTTACAGTTTCTTATGGAACTACAACTATAACTGATGCATCTTACGATCCAGCAACTGGTGAAATGATTATCAGAAGTGATAATCATAATGTTAGTGGTGCTTCAACTATAACACCAACAGCTGCATCTTACGTTAAGAATACTGGAAATCTAACTCTAACTAAAGCAACTCATGGATTTTCTGTTGGGGATAAGATTTTAATTGAGGATTATGGTTTAACATTCACATGTTCTAAAGATAATAATCAAACAGAACATAGATATCCAAGACCAACTGACTATGCAAGTGGAAGATGGTTAGAAATTGCAGCAGTTTCTACTCCAGATACATTTAGAGTTAATGTTAATCCAAGTCCATCTGCAGATCAATTTACACATACATTTGTACCTAGTAAAACTGTAAATGGATGTATTCAAAAATCAAATGCAACTGCAACAATAGCAGCTGGATCTATAATCTTTAGATGTGCTAATGATGCTTATCAAACACTTCATTCATATCCTCGTATAACTGATCCTGCATATAATTTACCACTTCCTGTTGGTAAAGTGACAATAAACACTATGAGGTTGCAAGTAGGTAAATCACCTGCTGGAACTGGTGGTGCATTAGAGTTTATTGTTAAGGATCCTGGTGCAAGATACGTTA